GAAACCAGCAGACGAAGAGGCACGGCAGCACTGCCAGCCCCCATCTTATAAATATCCGAAATGAACCAAAACACATGAAATCCCTTGATAGAATGGGAACTTTTGTGTGTTTTTGTTTGTTCCGGTGGAACATGAAAATCTGGAATGAAACAGGAACGACCCATGCGGCATCCATGCTGACAGGAGGAAAATTTACCTCACTGTTTTTTATGTGTTTTTTGGGATTTTTCCGCAAAATGGGCGGGGTTACGGCGCAGCATGGAAACGGTGCAGCATGAACCACATAGGAGGAGGGGCAACGATGGAAGCAAATACAGAAGCACAGATGCTGGAGGATATGGCGAAACGGTTCTGCCCCAACTGCGGTGCGGCGGTCACGCCAAACGGCAGAGGCCGTCCAAGGATATTCTGCTCGGAACCCTGCAGGTATGCGTGGAAGAACAGAAACCCGCACCCGGAAAACTGGAAATCCACCCGGACGGCTATTTGCCCGGAGTGCGGAAAACCATTTCTGGCAAGCCGGGAGTATGGGAGAGTGAGGAAATATTGCAGCCATGCCTGTGCCAACAGAGGACGGGCGAAACGAAGGGAGCGTGAGGGAAATGAAGGATAAGATTGAAACCATCGGTGTGTACTGCGTCTGCAATACGATGGGTATCTGCGTACATGAGATTGACTACTGTGAGGACAGGGTGCTTGCATCCGCAAATGGAGAAAACCTGCAGTGGTGTCCCATGAATGAACAGACGCCGGAGGGCGGAAAAGAGGCGGAGCCGGGATTCTTATTCGGCTCTTTTTTCGTGCCGTTCTCAGAGGTCATGCGCGTCTGAGTAAAGGAGGACGCATGGATGCAGAAAACTGCACAACTTAAAGTGCTGCCGGTGGGCGTACTCAGGCCGGCCGCATACAATCCCCGTAAGAAACTGAAACCGGGGGATAAGGAGTACGAGAAGATCAAAAATTCCATTATGGAGTTTGGCTTTGCAGACCCGCTTGTGGTCAATTCCGATATGACAATCGTGGGAGGGCACCAGAGATTGGCTGTTGCCATGGAACTTGGCTATACGGAAGTACCGTGTGCGGTGGTTGATGTCGATAAAGTCCGGGAGAAGGCGCTGAACATTGCCCTCAATAAGATCACGGGTGCGTGGGACGATTCCCTGCTGGCTGATCTGCTGAAGGATTTGGAAGACAGCGAATTTGATCTGGGAAAGACAGGATTCGAGCCGCCGGAGATTTCTGAAATCTTCAATAATGTACATGACAAAAATGTGCAGGAAGATGATTTTGATACGGAAAAGGCGGCAGAAGCAGAGGCTTTTGTGGAACCGGGGGATATCTGGATTCTTGGACGGCACCGGCTGATGTGCGGCGACTCCACAAAACCGGAGGACGTAGCGGTTCTGATGGATGGGAAGAAAGCAAACCTGTGTATCACGGACCCGCCGTATAACTGTTCTTATGAGGGTGGTACTGGAATGACCATCATGAATGACCAGTGGACAGATGGTGAGAAGTTCTACCAATTCCTGCTGGATGCGTTCAGAAATGTGTATGAGAACCTGACGGACGGCGGGGCGGTTTATATTTTCCATTCGGATGCGGAGAAGGTGAATTTCTTCAATGCTACGGTTGCGGCAGGCTTCCATTATTCTACAACCTGTATCTGGGTGAAAAATGCGCTGGTGATCGGACGGATGGATTATCAGATGCGCCATGAGCCGGTAATCTATGCGTTTAAGGATACCGCACGGCATAATTTTTACGGTGACCGTAAACAGACCACTATCTGGGAGTTTGACCGGCCAACGAAATCCAAGCTGCATCCGACCAGCAAGCCCCTTCCCTTGATCGCATATCCAATGAGGAATTCATCCCAGGCAAACGGAATTGTACTGGATCTGTTCGGTGGTTCCGGTTCCACCCTTATGGCGGCGGAGCAGCTTGACCGCATTGCCTGTCTGATGGAGCTTGATCCAAAGTATGCATCTGCGATTGTCCGCAGGTATGCAGCGTATAAAGGAGAAACAGTGGATATCACGGTAATCCGCAACGGGCAGAAACTCCGGTGCGATGAAATTTATATCCTGGAGAATGAAGATTTTTCCTTTAAAGAAGGCAGCGTGGATGAGAAACAAAAGGGCTGTAAGAAGAAAGCGGGTAGGGAAAATGGAGCATCCGTCTAATTTTGTGGATTTGACAGGGAGAAAATTCCAGTCATGGACAGTGGAAAGCCTATCTCATACAAAAGGCTGGCGGCTCTATTGGAACTGCCGGTGCGATTGTGGAAACCAAAAAGTGATGCGCGGCGACAGTATCCAGAAAATACAAGTACCTTATTGCAGCCAGTGCAAGCCGAGGAATGCCGTGCTGGACATTGACGCAATCCCCGATGGTGTAGCAGCGCAGGTGAGGGAACGTAAGAGCGGAATATTTCAGAATACCTTTATCGTGGACGGACCGGTTGTGTATGGTTATACGTCCAATGCTGAGTGCTTTTTGTTTGATACGGCTGATATTGAGAAGACAAAGAAGCACACATGGAGCAGGAAGCATATGCGGGATGGCTGGTATGTGTATACGGTCGTTAAACAGAAATTCACTTATTTTCACACTTTGATTCTGGATAATCTGGAGTGCAGGAAAAGAATAGACCATATCAATAGGGATAAACTTGACAACCGCAGGGAAAACCTGCGGTTTTGCTGTGACCAGCAGAATGCATTTAATCAGGGGATGCCAAAGACGAATACACTTGGGTACAAAGGTCTGGCGAAACATACAAGCGGAAGATGGAACGCTGTCATTACTTTTTGCCAAAAGAAGATCAGTCTTGGCCTTTATGACACAAAGGTTGAAGCGGCAGCAGTATATGACGCGGCGGCAGAGCTGCTTTTTGGTGAATTTTGCAGGCTGAACAGGGAGTGTGTTGCCGGCGTCCCTCACGCGACACCGGATCAGAGATCTTATGTGGTATACCGTTGTCTGAAAAGGCTGGAAGGAATCCAATGGGCGCAAAATCCGGAACTTTTGGATGCCGCGTTTAGACGTTTGCACCGGGAACAGGAGGGGCTGGCAGCATAGGAGGAAATCATGATAAAAAATAAAAATGAACTGACTCTCGGCAGCCTGTTTGACGGTTCCGGGGGTTTTCCACTGGCCGGCATCCTTGCCGGGGTGACGCCTCTGTGGGCATCCGAGATTGAGCCATTTGCTGTACGTGTAACTACTGCAAGGCTTCCGCAGATGAAACACTATGGAGATGTTTCGGGTATCAGCGGGGCAGACCTCCCGCCTGTAGATATCATCACTTTTGGGAGTCCGTGCCAGGATATGTCTATCGCCGGGAAAAGGGACGGTCTGGACGGCTCACGTTCCAGCCTGTTTTATGAGGCGATCCGGATCGTGAAAGAAATGAGGGAGAAGACCAATGGAGAGAAACCAAGATTTATCTGCTGGGAGAATGTCCCCGGCGCTTTCTCCAGCAACAAAGGAGAAGATTTCAGGGCGGTCCTTGAAGCCGTCATCGGCATTAAAGAACCGTCCGCCCAGGTGCCTGCGCCTGGTAAAAAAGGCTGGCCCTACGCCGACTATTATGTGGGAGACGGATGGTCAGCCGCATACAGAGTCCTTGATGCACAGTGGTGGGGAGTGCCCCAGAGAAGAAAACGTATCTTCCTTGTCGCAGATTTTGCAGGGGAACGTGCCCCGGAGATATTATTTGAGTCCGAAGGCGTGTCGGGGTATTCTGCGGAGGGCTTCCGTGCGTGGCAAAGAGCTGCCGGAGATCTTGCGGATCGCGCTGGAGAGGCAGGCTGCGGAGGAACCGGAAGGATCGTCCTAAATGACCAGGGCGGGAGCCGTATGGATGTGACCAAGGAGGTCGCCTGTACCCTGCGGGCAGAGGCACACCATCCCCCATGCGTGATGGAGGCGGCCGGGTTCTGTACGGAGCATTCCGCACAATCACGGAGTATTGGCTATGAAGCAGAAACCTCCCCCACGCTCCGGGCCGGAGTCGTCCCGGCGGCGGTCGCATTGGAGAACCATCCGGCGGACAGCCGTGTGAAGATTTCTGAGGACGATAAGGTACAGACACTGACTGGCCGGATGGGGACTGGCGGCGGGAACGTGCCGCTGGTCATGGCTGAGTCAGGGAAACCGCCAGAAGCCGAGATGTATGAGAACCACTCACAGGATACCCGGTATAAAGGACCGCTGGACACAGCACCTACGGTCAATGCCGCTTATGGCATGGGCGGCAATAACCAGCCTTTTATAGTTGAAAAACCAAAGACAATGAAAATCCGCAGCGGATGTGACGGTGGGGGAAAAGGCATTTTATTACAGGATGATAAATCAGCAACCCTCGGATGCAACAACGACCAGACTGTATTCGTGCCTTTTTGCAAAGGGATGCGCCCGCATTCATCTGAGGAAGGCCAGGTCTGGAAAGAAGGGGATGTAGCAAATACGCTGAATACTTTTGATGTCGGGGAAACCCGGTGCAGCGAACTGGTGGTAGGTGCGTTCGGCATCTGTTCCAAGGACAGCAACGCCATGAAATCCGATAATCCGAAGGCAGGGTTTTATGAAGCGCAGACCAGCCGGACACTGGATGCCAATGGCGGGAATCCGGGATGCAACCAGGGTGGGATCGCCATTGTTGCTTTCACGCAGAACCAGAGGGACGAGGTACGGGCGCTTGGAGATAAGTCCGGCGCACTTGCGGCGGAACCGGGAATGAAACAGCAGACCTATGTCCTGCAGGGCAGCATGATCGGCAGGGAGGATAAGAACGGACCGCAGGGCAGCGGTATCAATGAGGATGTGTCCTTTACGCTGGATGCGGCCGACCGCCATGCTGTGGCTTATTGCATGACTACCGGGGAATATTCCCAGGTGGTAAAGGAAAAAGCACCGACTTTGATGGCGAGGGATTATAAAGACCCGCCAGTGGTAAACGATAAGCCTGCACCCGAACCGTACTATATTGTGCGCCGCCTGACTCCGACCGAGTGTGCAAGGCTCCAGGGTTTCCCGGACTGGTGGTGTGCCGGCCTGGGAATCGAGGAACCGACCGCAGAGGAAATAGCGTTCTGGACGGAAGTGTGGGAAACACACCGGAAGGTCATGGGGACATCGAAAAAGCCGAAGACGGAGAAACAGATCCGGAAATGGCTGGCAGATCCATACTCGGACTCCGCTGAGTATAAACTTTGGGGGAATGGGATCGCGCTGCCGTGCGCTTATTTCGTACTGGCCGGTATTGCCTGGGCTGCACAGAACGGGGCGGAAACAGAGGAATGAACGATGGCAGAGGACGCCTTTGCTTCTGATGGGAGACCATAAGGAGCAGGGCAGGCCCCTGCCATAGTACATAGGAGGGATGCTTTATGGGATGGCTGATTGCTATCGGAGCCATTGTTTTTCTTGCGGCCGCATTTTTCGTTGCGTTTTCACTCTGTATGGCTGCCGGGGACGAGGACGATGATGCGGAGCAGATGAAATGGATACAGGATATGGAAGAAAAGCGCAGAAAACGGGAGGATGACCGGAACTTACATTAATGCACAATTCCTTCCCCTGGATTTGTGCATTAGGTCAATTCTGCACATTTGCGTGGATATCCGTTGACTTATACCGGCTTTAGAGTGATTAATACCATACGCCAAAGAATACCGGTGAAAGAACCGGAAAAGGAAAGGAGCAGCAGGTTATGATGAGATTTAAGTTGAACATAGCAGACAGGAAAGAGCTGGTAAAAAGGCTTGGGGAACTTACGGGGACTGCCCCGCATTACACAAGGATGCCAAGATGTGCCTATGAGATTGGAGTTTATACGGTGGAGCGTGACGGCAGCCTTACGGTCGGAGAGGAAGCGGCAGAGCCTGGAATCCTGACCACGTTAAAAGACGAGGGGCTGATCAGGGATGCAGAGGGAATCCTCGAAGCGGCAGCGGAACAACCAGAGCAGGCAGAGACAGAGCCCATCCCGGACAGCGAATACGAGTCAGAGGTGCGGGAAGAGGCAGCAGGTCAGGAAGAAACAGCCGCCCAGGAAGGAATGGAACCGTTGGATCTGGCACTCAGCTTTCCGATGGGAGAACATACAGGAGTTTCCCTAAGAAACCTTGTGAACATGGTCTACAGCAGGGGCCCGCTTCTTAGCAAAGCATCCGGCGGGAACTTCCGTGTGGAAAAGGAGCTGGCAGAGAGACTGCGGGATGATGCCTGCACTGCCACAGTCCAGACCTTTTTGAAAGCGCTGGCAGATTACATGGAAGCACATGGCGGTATGGAGGGGCTTCAGATCACAGAACAGCAGATTTCTTTCACAGGATTTCCAGTTCCGGCAGACCAGCCACACGCTGATGCATTCCTCCAGCTTGCAGCCATGATGAATGCCATGGCGCTTTCCCAGAAACGCATTCAGGCAAAAGAGGTCAGCACGGATAATGAAAAATACGCATTCCGCATCTGGCTCCTCCGGCTTGGGATGAACGGGGATGCCTACAAATCTACCAGAAAGGTGCTGATGGAGAACCTCGGCGGCCACGCCGCATTCCGGACACCGGAGGAAGCGGAAAAGGCAAAAGCGAAAAATAAAGCGAAGCGTGAGGCAAAGAAAATAGAACTTGCGGAGCTGGAAGCAGATACCCGTCCGAATGCGGAATTGAATGGTCTGGATGAGGCACAGACGGAGGAGGCTGTGGCGGATGCCGCCTACATTGCCGCAGTCAACGCCAGCTTTGAGGAATAAGCCTTTACTCCCGGTCAGTAACCGGGGCCGGGAAATGATAAGGCGCCTTCTCCATTGTAAGTGATATTACCTCTGAAAATGTGCATTATCAAGCATTTCCCCCGCCATAAAATACACACATTTTTCCTTTGATCTTTGGTACATTTATGCCCGTTATCAACTTGCTATTATCTGCGTTCAGAGTGATATATAGACACAACAAAAGAGCAGAAAACACCGCAGACAGGCGGCTTTAGCAAAGGAGATAACGAACATGAACGAAAAGACAAGGGCACAGATTGAGGCAATGAAAAATCAGACCATCGGGGTTGAGGTAGAAATGAACAACATCACCAGAGAAAAGGCAGCGAAGAAAGTGGCAGAATTCTTTGGAACCGGAAGGTATGAATACACAGCAGGCCGGAACGGATACTGCACCTGGTCGGCATGGGACGCACAGGGAAGGGAATGGAAATTCCAGAGGGATGTGAGCATCGAGGGATCGGACAGCGAAAAATGCGAGATGGTCACCCCGGTCCTTACATACGGCGACATCGGGATGCTCCAGCAGCTTATCCGGGTTCTCCGCAGGGCAGGGGGACGCAGTTCGGCAAGCCGGGGCTGCGGAGTCCACATCCATATCTCAGGGCAGGGACATACTCCCCAAACCATCCGGAACCTGGTCAACATCATGGCGGCTCATGAGGAACAGCTGACACAGGCGGTCCGGATTGACCGCTGGAGGCAGAGCCGGTATTGCCGGACGGTAGACCCGGCTTTTCTGGAGCGTTTGAACCGGAATAAACCGAAGACTATGGAGGCACTCAGCTGGTGCTGGTACAACGGGGCGAGGGACACTTCACACTATTCGTCAACCCGGTACAGAATGCTCAATCTCCACAGCTTTTTCAATCGCTACCATACCATCGAATTCCGGCTTTTCCAGTTTGATGAACCGGGAGACGGCAGACAGGGAGGGCTTCATGCGGGCCAGCTGAAATCCATGATCCAGCTCTGCCTTGCGATGAGCGAACTTGCGAAAGAACTGCGGTACGCAAGCCCGAAGAAACAGCAGGACGAAAACGTGGCCTATGCCTTACGGTGCTGGATGCTCCGGCTGGGATTCATCGGGGACGAGTTCAAAACCGCAAGGGAGTATTTCATGCGGAACGCAGAAGGAAACTGCGCATGGAGGCATGGCAGACCGTAAAAAACCGGGCACGGCATACACAGGCACTTCCGGGCGGGAAACCGCCCTTGGGGTGGTAGAAGGAGGCGAAGATATCATGAAAAACGAAAACAGGGTGAAACATATGGATGCTGCCCCAAGAGGCAGGGCATTTAAGGTGACGGTGTCGGAACTTTACCAGAGGGAGATCACCGTGTACGAATCAGAAATGAAGGAGGCAACACCGGAGGAAGCACTCCGCATGGTGGAGAACTGGTGGCAGGACAGCCAGATCGATTTAAACGAAGCGGATTTCCAGGGCGTGGACTATTCCCTGACCGGAATAATGGATGCACCGGAAGAAATGGAAGGCGGTGAGTGACAATGGCAGGAATGTTCTCCCTGGGGCTTAGCACAGGGGCAGCGAGGAAACCGAACCGTTTTTATCTGGCCTACGGTTCCAACCTTTCCCTAGAGCGGATGAAAAGCCGCTGCCCGGATGCCGTGGCGCTTGGCACAGCTGTCATTCCCGGCTACCGTCTCCTGTTCAAAAAGAGCAAGACCGGAAGCTACGCAACCATTGAGCAGGATGCCAACTGCTGTGTACCCGCGTTGGTCTACAGGATTTCAGAACTGGATGAAGCCCTGCTTGACCGGTATGAAGGGTATCCCCGGTATTATTATAAGCGGAATTTCCGGCTTTCTGTCACGAGGCTGGATTCCGGCAGGCGGATGAAAGAAAGGAAATGGTGCATGGCTTATGTGATGCACGAGGAACGCACCCTTGGGGAACCGGACATGGAGTATTTCCGGCTCTTGGATGAAGGGTACGGTGAGTGGAATTTTGATACCGATATTCTGGATAAGGGGCTGGCGGACAGTATCGGGATCAGGGCTGCGGGAGAATACATAGAACGCTGCCAGCGAGGGTAAAGTACACAATCTGCGGCCGGTACATTTGGTAAGTTTATAGCGCAGAAACTGCTTGCTATTACCGGCAAAAAGAGTGATTAATACCATACCGCCGGAGAATGGCGGAAGAAAGGAGAGAAAGTAAATGGGCAGGAAAAAATACTACATAGCATACGGGAGCAACTTATCGGTGGAACAGATGGTCTGCCGCTGCCCGGATGCGAAAGTCATCGGGACTGCGGTCATTGAGGATTACGCGCTGCTTTTTAAGGGCTGCGCCACCATTGAACAGAGGAAAGGAAAAAAGGTGCCAGTACTCATCTGGGAGATTTCCCCCAGTGACGAAAAAAACCTTGACCGCTATGAGGGCTATCCCAACTTTTACTACAAAAAGGATTTGACATTGACAGTCCAAATGACCGGAACGGATGCCAGCCAGGAACTGACCGCAATGGTCTATATCATGGATGAACGCCGCCGCCTCGCCAGTCCAACAGGCTATTACTACAAGGTGCTGGCAGACGGTTATGAGGACTTCGGGTTTGATAAAGCAATCCTGGAGCAGGCACTTGTGGACAGCGTTGGGAAACGCACAGCCAGAGTATTTTTGAACGGATATCAGGACGATTGCAGGGGGTAGCAGATGGGGAAAAAGAATTTGAATATCAGACTGCCGGAGCCCTTACTGGATGAACTGGAAACCATCCGGAAAGAGCGGAGCCGGCAGGAAGGGTGCAGGGTTTCCAGAAACAGCCTGATCGAAGAAGCAATAGAAAAATACGTTACGGCGGCGGAGGAATACCTGGAGGGATTGTTTCAGGAAGGAAATTTAAAGCCGGATCAGCCATACCAGATTTCCGTGCGGGAGTTCCTTGGCAGGCACACGGATGACAGGATATCCATGATGACACCGGGAGGGTATGTGGATTTGGATAAAGCGCAGACAGAACTGCTTCTTTCCGGCCAGACGGTAAAAGCCCATCCCGGATGCAGGGAGGATTTCAGAGACATCCCTTCGGAGGAACTGCTACCGCAGAGCGTCCTGTCGGCGCATTTCCGGGATGGGGTATGGCGGCTTCTGACAGACACCGAACGTGGTACAGAGACGATTCGAACCGTTTGCTACGATACAGAGGATATCTGGAAAAGCCGTTATCAGGCAAAGCAGTTCTTCCTGCGGGCAATGGCAGCCTGTGAGGGCAGTGAGAAAGAACGCTACACAAATATTTACATGAAACTGATGATGGGAATGACAGACTGTGATGATTCGGAGGTGTGAGCATGGGATAAAATGCACAGTTTTTCTTTGAAATGATTGTGTACATTATAGTTCAGATATAAGTTGCCATTATCTGTACCTGACGGTAATATGTGTCACACCAAAGGGGAACACCCAAAAGTCAAGGAGGACACAGAACATGAAGAAAAATAATTTTGCAGAAGAATACGCACGGGAGGCGGCAATCAAAGCACAGTACCATGAGGCTGAAAAGGCAGGCAGCAAGGAAGGGCAGGAAGCTTCGCGGGATGCTTACCATGAACTGGAGGAGCAGATCGCGGCAAAGGGAAATTCCTACGCAAGAATCTACCGGCTATACAGCGAGGCACAGGATCGGGGCAATGAGTATATTGATTTAAACGATACCATTTGGGATGAACAGGTAAAGCCGCTGATCGGCAGCCTCCGGGAATACGGCATTGAAAAATTCACCTTTTCCTCCACCTGGTCTTCCGCAGTGGAAACCGCATGGCTTTTCACACAGAACGGATGCGGGCTGGAGGGACTGGTGGAGATTAACAGCCGGCACAAAGCATTTATGAGTGAGGAATACGAGAAAGCCCATGGCTACCTTTTTTCCATCGGGGATGCGGAAGAGAAATAAAGAAAAGCGTAATCGGCCGGGAGAGGGGCGGTAAGCCCCTCAAAAGCCGTTCGCCGGGTTTTGTCCGGCCTTCTGGGAAAAAGGCGGACATGGCCGGCTGTGGCGGCACTGTAGGCGTATTAGTCAAACAGAAAAGTGCAGCATTGGCAGGCGCTCCACGGGCAGATATAAGAGGGGCGAAGGAATAAAATGAACAATTTTCCCACCGTATCTTTGGTACATTCATGGCCCAGAATTGACTGGATAATGTGCAAAACCAGAGGTAATATGCTACTACCGAAAGGGAAAACAGAGAAAGCGGAGGAAACAGCGATGACAAGATTTCAAAAGGAACTGAGCGGGGAACTTGGAGCATATTGGGAAAAGGAAGCACAGAAAGAACTGGAGAGGGTGAAAGCAGACCTGCAGGCCGGCAAGATTACCATTGATGAAAACGGGGTTGCCCGCAACTGCATCGGCAGGGTGCTGATGAGCGACATGCTGGAGAAGCTGGCGATGGTCACTGACAAGGTCAGTGTGGAGGCAACCACAGCGGCCAGGGACAAAGAGGTTTCTGAATCCCTCGCGGAATACCGGAAAAGCGTAAGGCCAGCAACCGGAGAGGAGCGCATGGAGATGCAGGCTGCTTTTGGAAAAGGAACCACAGTGGTCAACATCCTGACCGGAGAAAAAACTAAACTTTAAAATTACAACGAAGCTACAGGCATACCCCCCCAAAGGGGCTGTGTCTCGTTATCCCCGATTTTATATAGATTGATTTTACTTGAGGACTTCTTTGGAGGTCCTTTTTGTTTGCCTTTTGAGGAAAGGAGGGATGCCGGATGGCGACAAGGGGAAGAAAACCGACACCTACAGCAGTGAAAGAGCTGGAGGGGAATCCGGGCAAGCGTCCATTGAATGCGAAAGAACCGAAACCAGCCAAGAAGGCTCCGTCCTGCCCGAAGTGGCTGGAGCCGGAGGCAAAGAAGGAGTGGCGGCGTTTGGCAAAGCAGATGGAGCAGATCGGCATCCTGACGGAAGTAGATATGGCCGCTTTTGCCGGATATTGTCAGGCGTATGCCCGGTGGAAAGAGGCGGAGGAATTCATCACGCAGCATGGCTCTATCGTAAAGACTCCATCTGGTTACTGGCAGCAGGTGCCGCAGGTAAGCATTGCCCAGACCTATCTGAAAATCATGAACCGCTTTGCCGAGCAGTTTGGTCTGACGCCTTCCTCCCGGAGCCGGATCATTGCGGATACAGACAGCCGGGGTGGTGCTGTGGATGAAATGGAGGAACTGTTGGGAGGTGGAAGCTGATGGCAGAGACAAGACCAAAGGATTACCCCAAACTCAAAAACTATCAGCCGACAAAATTTATGCTGCCGGATTCCCATTATGAGAAAGTGAAAGCAGACCGGGCAGTGAAGTTCATAGAAAACTTAAGACACACCAAAGGAAAATGGGCAGGGAAACGCTTCTGGCTGCTACCTTGGCAGGAGCAGATCATCCGTGACGTTTTTGGTGTGGTGAAAGAGGACGGGAACCGGCAGTTTCTGACTGCTTTTGTTGAAATCGGAAAAAAGAATGGAAAAGAACTGGCGCTTGATACTCCAATTCCAACACCGGAGGGTTTCACTTCGATGGGGGACCTGCAGGTTGGGGATATTGTCTTTGACGAAATGGGGAAGCCGTGCCATGTGGTCGCAAAAAGCGAGGTCGATGACAAGGAACAGGCATACCGGATCACATTTAAGGATGGAAGTTCGATTGTTGCGGGGGAAAGGCATCTGTGGAATGCAGAATATATTTATGGGAAGCGGAAAGCCGTGCAGTGGACAACGGGTGAAATTTACAAAAGGACGATGCGATACCGGCAGAGGTTTTCTGACCGGCCGGAGGCACAGCGGGAATCGCTGATACGCATTCCGGTGTGTGGCGCGCTTCAAACGCAGGAGGCAGAAATTCCGGTTGATCCGTATCTATATGGCTATTGGCTTGGGAATGGCAGTGCGAACCGGCCGGAAATAACGGTACGGAACTGTGATGTAGATGACTTAATCGCATTTATTCCATACCAGCTGCACAACAGGTATCCCCAAGTTTGTGGGGGAAGTGAGAGACTGGTGTATTTTGAGCTTAAGAAGATACTTGTCCCGAGTTTCCGGGATAAAGTCATCCGGCCGGAATACCTCCGTGCGTCGGAAACACAGCGGTGGGAATTGCTGCAGGGACTTATGGATTCGGATGGGTGCATCGGAGATAGGAAAGCACAGAGTGTATATGTCAGTACGATCCGGCAGCTTGCGGAATCTGTCCGGGAACTGTTATGGAGTCTTGGTATTAAAAATGCCATGACGACCACGCCTTCGACCAGAAGAGGGGTTCCGACAGGGGAAACTTTGTATCAGATCCGATTTACCACATTTGATGACCAGCCAACATCAAGATTAAGACGAAAGAGTGAAAGAAGCAGGGAACGTGTCAAACGAACGCGTTCCTGTTTTCATTATCTGGAAGATATACAGCCACTCAGCCGTCCGGTGAAGATGCAGTGTATCCAGGTAGACAGCCCAAGCCACCAGTACCTTGCAGGACGGAGCATGGTTCCTACCCATAACAGTGAACTTGCAGCGGCGGTTGCCCTTTACCTTCTGTATGCGGATAATGAGCCGTCAGCGGAGGTTTATGGGGCAGCAGCAGACCGTCAGCAGGCATCCATTGTCTTTGACGTGGCAAACCAGATGGTACGGATGACGCCTGCGCTGATGAAGCGGAGCAAGATCATGGGAGCCACCAAGCGGATCGTGAATTATGCGAATGCCGGGTTCTATCAAGTGCTTTCCGCAGAGGTCGGCACCAAGCATGGCTTGAATGTGAGCGGGCTGGTGCTGGATGAAGTGCATGCTCAACCGAACCGGAAATTATATGATGTCCTGACAAAAGGCTCCGGCGATGCCAGGGAACAGCCTTTGTTCTTTCTGATCACCACGGCCGGGACGGAAAAAAAATCCATCTGTTATGAACTGCACACGAAGGCTGTAGATATCCTTGCCGGCCGGAAGATCGATCCTACTTTCTACCCCGTGGTGTTCGGCTTGACAGATGAGGATGACTGGCATGATGAGAAAAACTGGTATAAGGCGAATCCATCCCTTGGACAGACAATCCAGATTGACCGTGTCCGGGAAGCATACCGGGAGGCACTGCAGAACCCGGCAGAGGAAAATGTGTTCAAACAGCTGCGTTTGAACATGTGGGTGTCCAGTCTGACTCGTTTTATTCCCGAACAGATTTTTGACCTGGGGAACATCCCAATCGATATGGAGGCATTGAAAGGACGTGATTGTTACGGCGGGCTGGATTTATCCAGCACCGGTGACATCACAGCATTTGTCCTGATATTCCCGCCGAGAAATGAGTACGAGAAATACATTCTGCTCCCGTTTTTCTGGATACCGGAGGAAACCATCCCCCTGCGTGTGCGGCGCGGCAGTGTTCCCTATGATGTCTGGCAGAAACAGGGATATCTTCTGGCAACGGAGGGGAATGTCATCCATTATGGGTTCATTGAGAAATTCATCGAGAAACTGGGGGAAACCTACCACATTTTAGAGATTGCCTTTGACCGTTGGGGAGCGGTGCAGATGGTACAGAACCTTGAAGGGATGGGATTTACAGTTGTTCCATTCGGCCAGGGGTTCAAAGACATGTCTCCCCCTACCAAGGAATTTTATAAGCTGCTGATGGAAGGGAAGATCATCCATGGCGGCAACCCGGTCCTGAGGTGGATGGCTGGCAATGTAGTGGTGGAAACAGACCCGGCAGAGAATATCAAGCCGACAAAGGTAAAATCACCGGAGAAGATCGATGGCATTGTTGCATCCATTATGGCCCTTGACCGCTGTATCCGTAACGCCGGAGAACAGCAGGGCAGCATCTATGATGATCCTGACCGAGGTCTGCTTGTTTTTTAGATGGTCTTCATAGGATGAAAATAAGAACTTGACTTTCCGCCCATCCAGAGTGATAGATAGGCTACCCTAAAGAGAAAGGAGCCTTTTAGATGGAAAATAACAGGGTAAAGCTAATCATGGAAACGATGTGGAACACGGAATGGCAGGGGGCAGACCGGGATACCGGGCTTCTGCAAAGTGCCATCCTGAGTCTTTGCGCCATCGGGAAGATCACCAAAGAGGAGGCGGTCTATGCGAGGGACACGCTGGAGGCGGAACTGCCGCATATAGGAAAAGAAATGAGGAAAGCGGTATTCGTAACAGCAACACCTGAACTTGCGGATGATACGGTGCTTTGGATGAGAAACAGCGCGGCGGAGGCAGAAGAACCATATGCCACGGTGATCCAGCAGGCGGCGGAATACCTGCACGATTTCTGGTCGGAGCTTATCGATGCACTGCCTGTGGAGGCGGAATAAGAACAATTTAGAATGAGAACAGTTTATTGACAGGAAATGCAGAAACACTCTGGTCCTTATGGACTGGGGTGTTTCTGCGTTTCCCGTATGGGAGGAATAATCCAATGGGATTTTTAGAATGGATGGGTTTTTCAAAACCCAGGGATGCGCCAGAGGAAGACAGACCGGAGGAGAACAGAACAAAGGAAAATCTGCCGGAGGTGACGGACAGCGTCCGTGATTCCGGGCAGATTTTTTCTTTTGGGACTGCAAGCAGCGGGGAAAAGGTGGATGAGCAGTCTGCCATGCAGATTTCCACGGTATATGCCTGTGTGCGGCTGTTGGCGGAAACAGTGGCGGCACTGCCGCTGCACCTATACCGTTACACCGATGGTGGGAAAGGAAAAGAGAGCGCCTTTGACCACCCGCTGTACCGGATCTTATACCGGCAGCCCAACGATGAGATGAGCAGTTTTATCTGGCGGGAAACCATGATGACCCACCTGCTTTTGTGGGGGAATGCCTATTCCCAGATCATCCGGGATGGGAGGAACAACGTCCTCGGCCTGTATCCGCTGCTCCCGGAAAACGTGGAAGTCGACCGTGATGAGCAGGGGCAGCTTTATTATATCTACCACGCTTATACAGATGAAGTGCCGGGGGAACAGAACCAGGATATTTATTTCAGGAAAGATGAAATCCTGCACATTCCGGGGCTTGGGTTTAACGGCCTTGTGGGATTTTCCCCGATTGCCATGATGAAGAACAGCCTTGGCACGACTCTGGCCGTGGAGAAATACGGGGCGTCGTTCTTTAAGAACGGGGCGCAGCCAAGCGGTGTGCTGGAGCATCCGGGGGTACTAAAAGACCCCCAGAAGATACGGGATAACTGGACTGCGGTATACGGCGGGGCCAACAACGCGCACAGGGTCGCTGTGCTGGAAGAGGGGATGGCCTACAAAGCGATCTCCCTGCCGCCGGAGGACAGCCAGTTTTTATCCACCCGGCAGTTTGGCGTGGAGGAAATCTGCCGGATCTTCCGGGTGCCGCCCCACATGGTACAGAGTCTGGAACACGCCACCTTCTCCAACATCGAACACCAGTCGATTGATTTTGTGGTGCATACCCTGACTCCGTGGTTGGTGCGGTTCGAGCAGGCGATCATCAAAGACCTTCTGCTTGAAGAAGAACAGGATGTGCTGTTTCCCAAGTTCAACGTGGACGGACTGCTCCGGGGTGATTACCAGAGCAGGATGAACGGTTATGCAACGGGAATCAGCAACGGTTTCTTAAGCCCGAATGACATCCATCGTTTGGAGAACATGGACCTGATCCCGGCAGAAGAAGGCGGGGATGACTATTATCTGAATGGCGGATATGTAAAGCTCCGGGATGCGGGGAAGTTTGCCCAGGCAAAGCAGGCGGCTGTGGAGCAGAACCAGCCGAAGGATGAACCGGAGAAACCATCCGAAGGAACGGAAAATGCAGCTGACAGTGAAAACGGGCGGAGTGAGAGTACGCCGCAAAAACCAAGAGAAAGGAAACGGAAACGATGAAGAAATTCTGGAACTGGATTCATGATGAAGCCGGCGGCAGGGTGCTCCGTCTGGAAGGCCCGATTGATGAGGAGTCCTTCTGGGGCGATGAGGCAACCCCCAAGGCATTCCGTGAGGAACTGGAGGCGGGCAGCGGCGACATTACTGTCTGGATCAACAGCCCCGGCGGAAATGTGTTTGCCGCCGCAGAGATTTATACGATGCTCCGGGACTATAAAGGCGCGGTTACCGTCAAGATTGATGCGATTGCCGCCTCCGCTGCCTCTGTGGTAGCGATGGCCGGAAGTAAGGTGCTGATGTCCCCTGTGGCAATGCTGATGCTCCATGATCCCAGCACCATCGCTTATGGCAATACCAAAGACATGGAGCGGGCAATCCATACGCTCAATGAAGTGAAGGAGAGTATCATCAACGCCTATGCCGCCAAGAGCGGATTGTCCCACAGCCGCATTTCTAACCTGATGTCCAATGAGACGTGGATGAATGCGAAAAAGGCAGTGGAGCTGGGGTTTGCGGATGAAATCCTCTTTGATGCGGAAGAACCGGAAAAAGAGGAAGAAGGCGGGGAGGAAGAAACAGAGGAGGAAGAGGAAAAGCCGGGCATCCATCTGGAGGCACAGCTTTATTCCACCAGACAGATGGGGCTGACGATCCTGAACCGCCTCGGGGTGAACAGTGGGAAACCTCCTGAGAATTCGCCTGTGGATACACACCCGGAACCTATGGGGCCGGAGGATGGGAAACCGCCCGCACCGGCTATCCGCATGGACGGTACAACGGAAGATGGCAGTGTGCCATACCTGATCTTAGAAAAACAGCTGGAGTGTTTGAAGTAAGGCAAAAGCCTGAAACAGACATATCCGGCTCTTTTTATACCCAAAATCACATTTTTTATGGAGGAAATGACAATGAGTAAGATTCTTGAACTGAGAAGCAAGCGCAATACCCTCTGGGAGCAGACCAAGGCATTCCTGGAGCAGCACCGCGGGGAGAACGGCCTTGTAGCCGCCGATGCGGTGGAGCAGTACAACAAAATGGCCCAGGAGGTCAAAGACCTGGGTGCGGAGATCGAGCGTCTGGAGCAGCAGGCGGAGTTTGACGCCAAGCTGTCGGCCCCGACCTCTAATCCGGTGCATGGAAATCCGAAGAACGGCAGCCCGAAGGATAAGAACACCAGCCCGACCGGGACGGAGGAGTATAAGAATGCATTCTGGGACATGATCCGCAACCGTGGTAACTACGGCGAGGTCAGAAACGCGCTGTCTGTCGGTGTGGATACGGAAGGCGGATACACCGTGCCGGATGAGTTTGAAAAGAAACTGGTGGAGGCACTGGAGGAGAATAACATCTTCCGAAGCATGGCGAATGTGATCCGCACCAGTTCCGGCACCCGTAAGATTCCGATTGCGGAGGACACCGGGGAGGCCAGCTGGATCGATGAAGGGGAGGAAATCCCGGAGAGCGATACCACCTTTGGGCAGACCATGCTGTCGGCTTATAAGCTGGGCACCATGATCAAGGTTTCCAATGAGCTTCTGAACGATTCCGCGTTTGACCTTGCGACCTATATCGCCCGCCGTTTTGGTGTGCGTATGGGCAATGCGGAGGAGAAAGCGTTCATTACCGGAGACGGTGTGGGCAAGCCGCTGGGCATCCTGGACGATGCCGGGGCGAAGGTGGGCGTAACCGCAGGAACGCAGACCAAGCTGACCTTTGATGAAATCTTCCAGTTGTACTATGCGCTGAAAGCACCGTACCGCAAGAAAGCGGAGTTCCTGTGCAACGAGGCGGTGGTGCTGCAGCTGATGACCTTAAAAGACAACAACGGCAACTATATCTGGAAGCCGGGACTTGAGATCGGCAAGCCGGATACACTTCTGAACCGTCCGCTGAAGACCTCTGCCTTTATGCCCGCCGTGGCAGCAGGAAACAAGGTGCTGGCCTTTGGCGATTACAGCTACTACTGGATCGCAGACCGCCAGAGCAGAACCTTCCGCCGCCTGAATGAGCTGTATGCCCGCACGGACCAGGTAGGTTTCCTTTCTACGCAGCGTGTGGACGGAAAGCTGATCCTGCCGGAAGCGGTGCAGGTGCTCCAGATGAAGGGCAGCGCATCCAGCGGTTCCTGATAAGGCGGGAAGATTGTGAGAGAGGAGGATGCAGCCATGGCATTAGTTTCGCTTGAGGAAGCCAAAGTGTATCTGCGTGTGGATTCATCGGATGAGGATGCCGTGGTTGGTATCCTCTTAACTTCTGCCGGGAAACTGTGTGCGGATGTGGCGAGGCTGACAGAGGAACAGTGGGCAGCCGTAAATAGCACGGGCGATGAGAGTGAGACGGCACTGTATACGAAAGAAGAACTTTCCCGGATACGGGAAGTGATGAAAGTGGCGGTGCTGTATGCCCTCGCCTATCTGTATGAACACCGGGAGGAAGCGGATCACCACAGCCTTACCCTGACGCTCCGCTCCCTTTTGTTTTCCATCCGGGAAGGGATTCTGTAAGGAGGGGCAGGCATGGAGATTTCAAAGCTGAATGAGCGGATAACGATTGAGAAGAATGCAGTCGTTACGGATGCCATTGGGAATCACAAGAACACATGGACCCACTACTTTTCCTGTTATGCCTATGCTTCCACCTATCAGGCAGAGGAGAAAGAAAGCGAGGTATCCAGCGAGGAGCGCTCCGTCACCTTTACGGTGCGCTGGTGCAGTGAGACCGCCGCTGTCACTTCCACAGGCTTCCGTGTGAGGTTCCGGGGAGAAGTTTATGACATTGAGTCGGTGGACCTGATGAATTACCGGAAGAAGGAGATCCGGTTCAAATGCCGGAGGGAACCGAGGCAGTGAGAGGGAGGTAACGGCTTATGGCAAAGAAGATATCAGTAGACCAGCTCTCCAGTGAGATCATGTCCGCATTGGATGAGTATAAAAAGGTCACGGATGAAGTAGTGAAGACCGCGGTGAATTCTGTATCAAAAGAGACGAAGGCAATGGCACAGGCCGGCTCACCGGTCAAGTCCGGCGGTTATCAAAAGGGATGGGCGGTCAAAAAGACCTCGGAGAAAACCGGGCAGGTCAGTATCACGGTCTATAACCGTACCAAGCCGGGGCTGACACACCTTCTGGAAAAGGGCCATGCCAAGCGCGGCGGCGGCCGTGTGGCAGGAAAGCCGCATATCGCCCCTGCGGAGGAGTATGCCGTGAATGAATTGGAAGCAGCGATTAAAAGGGGGCTTTCGTGATGGATTATGAAGAGATTGCAAACATGTTAGGTGGCACGGGGCTGCCCTTCGCATACCACCATTTTGCGGAAGGGGAGTCACCACAGCCACCTTTTATCTGCTACCTGACACCTGGCAGCAACAACTTTGCGGCAGACGGAAAAGTCTACTTCAAAGCAAAGCAGCTGGATGTGGAGCTGTATACGGACGAGAAGGCACCGGAACTGGAAGAACGGCTGGAAGCCGCCTTTGATGCTTATGGGCTGTTCTATGAGAAATCGGAAACCTACATCGAGTCCGAGAAACTGTATGAAGTGATTTATGAAATGGAGGTATGAAGGCTATGGGAAATAAAGTCAAATATAACCTGAAAAATGTCCATGCCGCAAAGCTGACAGAAACTGTGGCAGACGGCGTGACCGCATTTACCTATGCCGCACCGAAGGCGATTCCCGGAGCGGTGAGTATCAGCCTGGATGCGGAGGGCGAATCCAGCCCGTTCTATGCGGATGGTATTGTATATTTCCGTTCCGTGACCAACAACGGATACAGCGGTGATCTGGAAATCGCATTGATCCCGGAGTGGTTCCGCACGGAGATTTTGCAGGAGGAACTGGATGGCAAGGGTGTCCTGGTGGAAAACAGCGGGGTTGGCGAGAGCGTGAAGTTTGCCCTGCTCTTTGAGTTTGACGGGGATGTGAATGCCATCCGCCATGTGCTGTATAACTGTTCGGCATCCCGTCCGTCCATTGAATCGGAGACGAAAGAGGACACCATTGAGCCTGGAACGGAAACCCTGTCGATCACGGCAGACCCCCGCTCGGATGGGCTTGTAAAAGCCAGGACGGGCGATAGCACGGACAAGGAGGCATATACGAACTGGTATAAATCGGTGTATCTGCCAACGGAAAAAGAGTCAGGGCAGGAAGGAGCGTAAAAAATGCTGAAACGTGAGATTGAGATTTGTGGGAAAAAGGTGGCGTTCCGTTCCTCGGCCACCATTCCCCGACTGTACCGGGCGAAGTTTAAGAGGGACATCTTCAAAGACCTCTCCAAGCTGGAGAAATCCTATAAAGGCAAGACCGAGGAGGGGGAGGAATTCCAGATCGAGGACTTGGAGATTTTCGAGAACGTGGCCTATATCATGGCTTATCATGCGGACAATTCCATCCCTCCGACCATTGAGGAATGGCTGGATCAGTTTGATATGTTCTCCATCTATGAAGTCCTGCCGCAGATTCTGGAACTGTGGGGACAGAACATGATGGTGGAGGTGCAGGCAAAAAAAGAGTTGGCAGGAGTACAAGGGAAATGACAACGCCCCTGTTCCTCCTGCGTTGTGTGGAGCTTGGCATTGCGATTTCTGACCTGGATCTTCTTACCATCGGACTCGTCATTGATATGTGGACAGAAAAAGGAAACGATGATGTGAAATACAAAAAAGTGGCCCGTGAAGCCACGCAGGAAGATTTCGATGCCTTTTAGGACCTGTTTGAAAAAAGTTAAGGCCATGCCCTGCTTGTTTTCCAGTGAGGGCGGCCTTATCCGTGATTTATATGTTCTTACAGGGAGTTATTTGCTTTTTCCATTAGTGCTTCTTCCAGAGTGATGTCAGCAGGAATCACACCGAGAAGGGCGTTTGCCATTGCAATGCGGTCTGCATGGGGATTGGACAGCATTGCAAGAATTTTTCCATTGTTGGAAATGAGAATATTTTCAGTTTCTGCAAGCCGCAGATATTTATCAAGATTTTGCTTTAATTCTGTGACAGTAATTACCATGCATTGGCCCTCCCGGTTATATCGAAATCAAAAAATTTTAGTATGGTTTTCATTATGAAAAACAAAAAAGAGGGCCCTCAGGTCCTCCCACGGTCTCAGTCCTCGCAAGTATCTGAAACCTGATCACTGGTATAAAGTTTACCGTAAGGAATAAAAAAAGTCAATATTTTTAAAGAAATGCAGGCTTTGGGAGGCATCAATATATTTTAGCACTATTTGGAAATCATAAAAGCCTCCTTCTCCTTGACTTGTGACCGAATTTAGGGTAAAATAAAGCCACAAGAAAGGAGGCGCTTTTATGCAGATTATTCCTATGCGTGATTTGAAAAACACGGTCGAGGTAGAACGGCGCTGTGCTGAAGAAAATGGACCAGTTTATGTAACGAAGAATGGATATGGCCGTCTGGTTGTCATGGATATTGAGTATTACGAACGGACCATGCAGAAAATGTATGAAGCGAAAACGATCATAGAAGGTTTGGAGGATGTAAAAGCAGGACGGACTGTGGATGGAGAAAAAGCGATCAGCGATATAAGGAGAAAATATGGAATCTAAATGGGGCTATCAGTTGACGCAGAAAGCGGATGCCGATTTGGATGACATTGTGGGATATATCGCTGTGGAGCTGGCAAACCCAAAGGCAGCATCGGATTTTGTGGACAAATTGCAGGGGGCGATTGAGGAGGCTCGGTCTTTCCCGGAAAGCGGTTCTTTAGTCGTTAATGAATTTGTACCAAATACGGAAATCAGAAAAAAACTGGTGGGTAATTATATTATGTATTATCTGCCGGATTTTGATGAAAAAATGATTTTTGTCTTGCGGATTATTTATGGCAGACGGAATATGGATGAAATTTTGCGGCAGCTAAATGTATAGTGTTAAAAAAGAATAATGAAATTACACAAGGCATCGGTCAGTGATATGATCGGTGCTTTCTTTATGCTCGGAAAAATGGTTATAGAATTTCCGGGCTTTTCTTTTGCACATTTTTGGGAGGTGAGGAACAGTGGCGAGCAGGATCAAAGGCATCACGATTGAGATTGGCGGCGATACCACAGGCTTAGACAAGGCCCTGAAAAGTGTCAATTCTTCTATCACGCATACGCAGAGTGCCTTAAAAGATGTCAATAAGCTGCTGAAGCTGGACCCTTCCAACACAGAACTTCTCACACAGAAACAGAAGTTACTGAAGGATGCGATTTCATCCACAAAGGAAAAGCTGGATGCCTTAAAACAGGCGCAGGCACAGGCAAAGGAGCAGCTGGAGAACGGTGACCTGGGGCAGGACAAATACGATGCCCTCCAGCGTGAGATCATCGAGACCGAGCAGGAATTAAAGCGGCTCCAGCAGGAGGCTGCAACCACCAGTACAGCCCTTGCCAAGATTGACGAGATCGGCGGCAAGATGGAGAACCTGGGAAATTCTATCGCCGGTGTCGGAAAAACGATTATGCCGATCTCCACAGCAGTCGGCGGCCTGGGCATTGCGGCTGTGAAAACGGCTGCGGACTTTGACTCTGCCATGAGCCAGGTGGCAGCGGTATCCGGCGCGACCGGGGATGACCTGCAGTCTCTCCGGGATAAGGCCCGCGAGATGGGTGAGAAAACGAAGTTCTCCGCATCCGAGGCAGCGCAGGCCATGAATTACATGGCCATGGCCGGATGGAAGTCAAAAGACATGATCTCCGGTATTGACGGTATCATGAACCTCGCTGCTGCCAGTGGTGAAGACCTGGCGACCACATCGGACATTGTAACGGATGCCTTGACCGCCTTTGGACTGTCGGCTGCGGATTCCGGGCATTTTGCGGATATTCTGGCAGCGGCAAGCTCTAATGCCAACACGAACGTGTCCATGATGGGTGAGACGTTTAAATACTGTGCGCCGATTGCGGGTGCGCTTGGTTTCTCTGCGGAGGATACGGCGGAAGCCATCGGCCTGATGGCGAATGCGGGTATCAAGTCCTCCCAGGCAGGTACGGCACTTCGTACTATCATGAACAATCTTGCCGGGGAAGTGAAGATCAGCGGTCAGGCCATTGGGGATGTGACCATTGCCACAACGAACGCAGACGGCAGCATGAGGAGCCTGTCGGATATCCTGGCAGACTGCCGGGTTGCTTTTGGAGGTCTGACGGAATCCGAGAAGGCGCAGGCGGCGGAATCCCTTGTGGGTAAGAACGCCATGAGCGGTTTTCTTGCTTTGATGAATGCGGCACCTGCGGATATTGAAAAGTTAAGCGGTGCCATTGATAACTGTGACGGAACTGCGGAAAAGATGGCTGCCACCATGCAGGATAACCTGATGGGGCAGCTCACCATCTTAAAGAGCCAGCTGGAGGAGCTCGCTATTTCCTTTGGTGAGATGCTGATGCCTGCCATCCGTAACATTGTGACGAAAATCCAGGAGTTTGTGGATAAGTTAAACGGCATGGATGAAGGCACCCGTGAGATGGTCTTAAAGATTGGCCTTTTGGTAGCGGCGCTTGGGCCGTTCCTGGTGATCCTCGGAACCACGATAGCCAAGATCGGCACGGCTATGAAAGGGTTTGTACAGCTGGCGAACGGCTTTAACAAACTAAAAGTGGCGGTGCAGGGCGGCACAGGACTGTTTGGAAAACTGGGAGCCGCCATTGGCGGTATCTCTGCCCCTGTTGTGGCGGTGGTGGCAGTCATCGGGACACTGGTGGCTGCTTTCCTGCATTTATGGAATACCAATGAGGGATTCCGGGAGGCCATCATCGGAACCTGGAATACCATCAAAGAGACTGTCAGCACCTTCTGCCAGGGAATCGTTGACCGGCTGAATGCCCTTGGTTTCAGCTTCCAGAACATCACAGAGGTGCTCTCGGCAGTGTGGAACGGTTTCTGTTCCCTGCTTGCTCCGGTCTTTGAAGGGGCATTTCAGGCAATCGCCGTGGTGCTTTCCACGGTGCTGAACGTGATCACCGGCATCTTAGATGTATTTATTGGTTTGTTTACCGGGAACTGGTCGCAGATGTGGACGGGGATTCAGACGATTTTCTCAGGGGTATGGGAGGGAATCAAGGGTGTCCTTTCGGCAGCGGTCGGCATCATCCAGGGCATTGTGGATGTATTCCTCGGCTGGTTCGGCACGAGCTGGAGCGAGGTCTGGACGAATATCAAGACTTTCTTCGAGGGCATCTGGAACGGCATTGTTTCCTTCTTCTCCGGTATTTGGGAGACCATCACAAATGTGGTGCAGACAGGAATCATGCTGATCGGCTCCATTTTGAGTGCTGCCTTTGACATCATCACGCTGCCTTTCCAGTTCATTTGGGAGAACTGCAAGAAAATCATTGTATCCGTCTGGAACGCCATCAAGTCGGTGGTGTCTTCCGCAATCGGTGCGGTTTCCAGCGTGATCTCGTCCGTAATGTCCGTGATCCAGAATGTCATTTCGGCTATCTGGACGGCGATCAGCACGAAAATTTCAACGGTGCTGAACACGATAAAATCCGTGGTGACTACCGTATTCAATGCCATTAAGTCGGTGGCGTCCAGTGTCTGGAACGGAATCAAATCCGCCATTTCGACCGTGGTGGATGGCATCAAGAGCAAAGTTTCCTCTGTATTTAACTCGGTCAAGAGTACGGTGACTTCCGTATTTAATGGCATCAAGAGTACCACCACTTCCGTCTGGAACGGCATCAAGACTGCCATTATTACTCCGATTGAGGCAGCGAAAAACACCATCAAGGGTATTGTGGATAAGATCACCGGATTCTTCTCCAGCATGAAGATTTCCCTGCCGCACATCAAGCTGCCGCATTTCAGGATTTCCGGCAGCCTGTCTATTGCACCGCCGAGCGTGCCTCACCTGTCTATTGACTGGTACAAAGAGGGCGGTATCATGACACGCCCGACTCTGTTTGGGATGAACGGTACGAACCTGATGGCAGGCGGAGAAGCTGGGGCAGAAGCGATCCTGCCATTGAAAGGTTTCTACAGTCAGCTGGAGAGTATCCTTTCAAACCGGATGGATACCAGCACGATGGAACGCTATCTGTCTGTCATTGCGGCAAACAGCAGCAAGGGCATTTATCTGGAGGACGGAACTTTGGTAGGGCATCTGCTTCCGGCCATTGACAGTAAGCTGGGGCAGATGCAGAAGTTGAACAGGAGGTTGAGTTTATGAGGCCGGATATAAAACTGGATAGCGTGTGGATGTCTGGCCTTGGGTGGCTGCGGGAGAGCATCAGCTTTCCGATGCCCCAGTCACAGACCAATACCATTGTAGTGCCGGGACGGAATTCCCCCATCCGGTACACGGAAGCATTGGGGCGGGTATCCTACCAGCCCAGGAGTTTTGAAATCATACTTTCCATGCTTGGAACCAGGGAGCAGTTTAATCAAAAGGTCAGTGCGGTGGTGAACCCGTTTGCAGGGCATCTGGTGAAAGTGGTTTGCAGTGAGGAACCGGGGCTGTATGCCATCGGCACACTGGAAATGTCCCCGGCTTATGATCCGCTAACGAGGAAGGGGCAGCTTACCGTTTCCTGCTCCGATGGGGATTCCTACCGCTACCATGTGAATGAAACGGTGGTGACAGTTACGGGCGGAGGGAATGTCATTCTGGATAATGATTATATGCCTGTGGTCCCGGTCATCACAGCCACGGCGGAAACGGCACTGGGCTGGCAGATCGGCACAGACACCTTCCAAAAATCTGTCAGCCCCGGTACTTGGGAATTTCCTGAAATGGAATTGCAGGCCGGAAGAAATGTAGTGTCCGTCACTGGAAATGGAACCGTGACCTTCCGGTACCGGGAGGGATGCCTATGAGATTATTCCGTATCTATGTGGACGGGGCATTGTTTTACCATCCGCAGTTATCGAAACTGGCAGTCACGGAGGCGAAGGTGGAAGAGGATGCGGAGAACATTGACAGCCTGACGCTGTCGGCTCCCTATAACCACCCCTATCTAAATGCAATTAAGCCAATGGCTTCTGTGATCGTTTGCAAGAAAGGAAATGAAACGGTCTTTGAGGGGCGGGCGCTGGATGACGGCAGTGATTTTTATAACACCCACACATGGACCTGTGAATCGGCTCTTTCCTATTTAAAAGACAGCCAGCAGCCGCCCTATAACTACAAAGGGAGCTTAAGAGGGCTTTTCGAGTATTTCATAACCGAACACAACAAAACCGTGGAGGAGCAGAAGCAGTTCACGGTGGGGGAAGTAACGGTAGCCGATAACAATGATTATGTGGCTTACAGCTGTTCTGAGTATTCCATGACGATGGATGCCATTAAGGATAAGCTCATGAAAACACACGGAGGGTATCTGCGGCTCCGGTATACAGCCGATGGAAAAGTCTTGGACTACCTGGCGGACTTTACAGAGGCGTCACTTCAAAAAGTGGAGTACGGGAAAAACCTGACCGATGTAAAAATCAACCAGGATCATACGGAACGGGTGACAGCACTCATTCCCCTTGGGGCAAAGGTCAAGACCACGGATGAGGAAGGCAATGAGGTGGAAACGGATGAGCGCGTCACCATTGAAGCTGCCAACGACGGGAAGAATTATGTGTTCGATGAAGATGCGGTCAAGGAGATCGGCTGGATATGGGCAACGGAAGTGTGGGAGGATGTAACGCTTTCTTCCAACCTTCTCAGGAAGGCGAAAGCGAGGATTTCTGAACTGGCGAAGGGCATCACCAGCATGGAGCTGACTATCGTGGATGAATCCGATACCGGGGCAGATATCGCGGATATCCATGCAAGGCAGTATGTGTACTGTTCTTCCCCGCCCCATGGGATCGACGGAAGGTATCTGTGCATCCAGAGGACGCGGGATTATCTGAATCCTTCCGGCAACACCATTACCATCGGGGCAAGCGGTATCCGGCTGACTGCCATCAGTGCGAAGCAGAACCAGAACTTAAGCACACTGGAACAGGATATCCTGGGGCAGACGGAGAAGATCGAGAACATCTTCGGGAAAGTCGAGGATATCACCACAGCGAAAATGTACCGGACAGAACTGGTGGTGGAAGGCACGAGCATCTTCCGGGATAAGGGGCAGATGAGCAGGCTTTCCTGTAGGGTGCTATCCTGGGACAAGGATATCACAGATACCCTTCCCAAATCTTCTTTTAACTGGCACCGGAAGTCCGGCAATGTGGAAACGGATGCCGATTGGGATGGGTTGCATAAAGGAATGAAAAGCGTAACCATATCAACCGAGGACGTGTTCGATAATGCGTCCTTTTATTGTGAAGTCACCATTTAATTTGAAGGAGGAACACAAATGCCTACTATCTTAACATCCAGCCAGCAGACTTTCGTGGACATCACAGATCAGCGGAAACTGTCGGCTTATATCACATCCAATTTACCGAAGACGCAGAGTGAGGACCCGAACACCCTGCCCCACGCCTATGCGCCGAACTGGGAAACATCCCATCTGGTGCTGACCCCGGTGATCTTCTTAGACCAGACCAACGTGGCGCTGGACGCATCCGGGCTGACCATTTCATGGAAACGCAAAGACGGAACGGGGGCAGAGAGCGCCCTGTCATCGGGAGAAACGGTGTCCGGCGGCATCCTGACGGTCAGCCAGAACAAGCTCTCCGCATCTTCCTCCGGGATGATCACTTATATCTGCTATATCAGTTACTATGATTCGGAAACGAAGAATACGGTCAATATTTCTTCTGACATTACCTATACGTTGGTAAAGAATGCGGAGAACGCAAAACTGGCCTATGTGACGGCGGATACCTATGTGTTCAAATACAATACCAGTTCTGCATTGGTAGGGGCAACGCAGGCGACTTTGTCTGCACAGGTCCAGGGGGTAACGGTCAGCAAGTGGCAGTATCTGAACAGTTCCGGTGTGTGGACGGATTATCCGACCACTTCGGACAATACCAGTATTACCGGCGGGACGCTGGTAGTAAAGCCCGCACACGCAGTGTTCTTCAACAACGTGGCGCAGATCAAGCTGGTGACCGATGATGCGGATGTGTTCGACACCATTTCCATCACGAAGATGTATGACGGGGAGCAGGGACAGCCGGGGCAGGCAGGCGCGGGAGGTTTGTCCGTCATCCTTGGAAATGAGGCGCAGAACATTGCCTGCACCACGGGAGGTGCGGTACAGGCTGCCGTGGATGTGACGATTCCCTTTACCGGGTATGTAGGCATTACGCAGACCCCATGTACCTGTACAGTGGGAACCCTGCCCACCGGAGTGACCGTAAAATCCAATACGGCAGCCACGGCGTCTGCTTCAGGTTCCGTAGTGCTTACCTTTGCCGCCAATGCCACCCTGGGCGGGGCATCGGTGCTGACTGGAACCATTGACCTGACCTTTACGATTTCAGGAAAGAGCGTGGTGAAGAAGTTTGCCTGGACGAAATCCAATAAGGGAAGCAACGGGGCCAGTGCGGTGGTGTTCTCTGTTTACGCACCAAACGGGACTATCGTACAAAACCAGTCCGGTTCCCTGGTACTGGCAACATCCGCCTACAGCGGCACAACGGAGATCACCACAGGTGCGACTTACCAGTGGTCGAAATACACAGCCGGAAAATGGACGGATATCAGCGGGGCAACGTCTGATACGCTGACGGTTTCCGGCGCGGATATCGTGAATATCCAGTCTTACCGGTGCACCATGAATTATGGCGGCAAGTCCTATGTGGATGTGATCACGGTGGAGGATAAGTCGGATCCCTATGTATCGGAGATGCTCTCCATCGGCGGCTTTACCGTAAAAAATAACCTGGGCGGTCTGGTTCCCTATGTGATCGTCCGTACCAACCAGAAGGAAGTGGATGCACTGCTCGGCAATATCAGCGAGACAGCCCCTTCCACGCCTACAAACGGGATGTTCTGGTACAAGATCGACCATACAGCGAAAACAGTCACGCTGATGAAGTATAACGGGACTACGTGGGCAGCGGCAACAGAAAAGCAGAGTCTTACCTACACCTGGTATAAGCAGGATAAGGACGGCAGGGAGGCTGCCTTTGGAAAGACTGGAAAAGTCATTTATTTATCTGCGGAGGACATTGACAGCATCGCCACCCTACAGTGTGATGTGTCTAATTAGGGGGGTGGCGGGCATGGCGCTTTTAACGGTCTGCCAGCATACGTTCCAGAACGTGCAGGCGTATGACGACGCGGTGGAGGGCGTGGAAGCCTTAAAGGTCAACGTGCGGGAGTGCTACTCGGAGATCACAAAGACCTCCGAGCAGATTCAGAGTTCTGTCCGGGAGATGTACCTGTCAAAGTCTGAGCTGGAAAGCATCCAGCAGGACTTCCAGGCGAGCATCACCCAGAACAGCAGCGAGATCCGCATGGATTTTACCGCTATCACCAATGAGATCATCAACAATGTGTCTGCAAACCAGACGCTTCTGGAGGAGTATATCCGGTTTAAAGGGGCGCTGATCGAGCTTGGGAAGGTCGGGAATGCGTTCACGGCGGAGCTTTCCAACGAGGAGCTGGCCTTTAAGGAGAACGGACAGAAGATTGCCTATATTTCCAATCAGAGCCTTGTGATCACCAATGCGGAGATACGGAACAAGCTGTCCCTGGGTAATGAGAGCCGGGGATGGTTTGATTTTATCCCAAGAGCCAACGGGAACCTGTCTATCAAATGGCGTGACCCGGCGGGATAACAGCAGTTTTTATTTTTGTGGGGAAGGAGGAAAAGCAAAATGGCATCCAGCGGCAGCTTTTCCGGTTCCATCCACAGCGGGCATTATGTGCTGCGGGTGGACTGGACGCAGACAAAAAATATATCTGCCAATACCAGCACGGTCACAGCGAAAGCCTATCTGGTCAATGACTGGAGTCTGTCTATTTATGGCCGTTCGGACAATTCCATAACGATCAACGGAACCGCACAGATTTATGAGTCACCAGCAGTCAACGGTACAGGCACGCACCTTTTGGGAACTGTAACACAGACCGTGAACCATAACAGTGACGGCACAAAAAGCCTGACCATGAGCGCGGTGTTCTATATCCGGGCGACGTTAAGCGGGACGTATTATGAGTCGATTACCGCAAGCGCCAATATTACGCTGGATTCCATTGCAAGGGCGTCCAGTGTTTCTACCCCTAATGCAACGATGGGGTCTGCTACGGCCATTGCCATCAGCCGTGCCTCTTCTTCCTTTACCCACACGCTGACCTATACCTTCGGCACGGCTGCCGGGACGATAGCCACAAAGACCACGTCCACATCGGTATCCTGGACACCGCCCCTTTCACTGGCAAGCCAGATACCCAAAGCGGTGACCGGAACCTGCACGGTCACCTGTACGACTTATAACGGCAGTACGAAGATTGGAAGTAAGACGTGTACGCTGACACTGACCGTCCCGGCTTCAATAAAACCTACCATTACCAGTTTGACTGCTGCCAGGGTGGACGGGGCGGTGCCGGGTACCTGGGGGATCTATGTGCAGACGAAGTCCAAAGCAACGCTTACCATTAACGGGGCGGCGGGAAGCTACGGCTCCACGATTTCTTCCTATTCCATTACGGGCGGCGGCTACACCAGTACGGCGTCCAGTTTTACAACGGGGTTCCTGAATACTTCCGGCATGGTTACTTTTACGGCGACGGTGACGGATTCCAGGGGGCGGGTGTCAGCAGCGGCCACGGTGAGCATTTCGGTGGTGGCCTATTCCCCGCCGTCCTTTGCCAGCTACCTCTCACAGCGGTGCTTAAGCAATGGAACTGTTAATGATGACGGGACGTATATCCGGGGACTGGTTTCCTACAGTTATGCGTCATGCAGCAGTAAAAACACCATTACCCGCGCCACCTATTACAAAAAGGCATCGGATACCGCGTGGACGAATGCCAATGCCGCTTTCAGTTCCGGTACGGCGTTTACTTTTGGCGGCGGAAACATCTCCACGGAGACCTCCTATGACATCAAATATACGCTGACAGATGCCTTTACCACCATTGCTATCCAGGACATCGTTTCTACGGCAGCCGTGGTCATGGATTTTAAGAGAGGCGGTAAGGGAGTGGCTGTTGGGAAGGTATCGGAGAAGGATAATACCTTCGAGGTTGCGGAGGATTGGGATGTCCGGGTGTATGGGAAACTTTTAAAAGATTATATCCAGTCCTTCATTAAGACGCTGTATCCGGTGGGCAGTATCTATATGAGCGTCAATGCCACTAACCCGTCCGCTTACTTTGGCGGAACATGGGTAGCCTGGGGCGCAGGGCGGGTACCTGTGGGTATCAATACCGCAGACGGGAATTTCAATACAGTGGAAAAGACCGGTGGTGCGGCAACGGTTACACTGACAACTGCACAGATGCCTGCACATACCCATACGTTTACCGGAAGTTCCGCTACTACAAGCAGCAAAGGGGCGCATACCCACAATGTCGGTCGTGACGGGGATGGTGCATCAGGCTCAAGCACGTATACTGTCCACAGCGCGGGAGTGTCCGGCGCAGGGGGAACATCCCCAACAAACAGCGCGGGCGCGCATACCCATACACTTACCGCGAAAGGCACGAATGCCAATACGGGAGGCGGTGGGGCGCATTCAAACCTTCAGCCGTATATCGTCTGCTATATGTGGAAACGGACGGCTTAATATAAAAAAATAAAACGAATGTGGAAAACAGGCAGTTCATCCTTCGGGACGGCTGCCTTTTTCAATACAAAAATCAAAGAAAGAGAGGAACGGAGCATGAAAAATTTTATTGAAGCGGCACAGTACGCATTCGCGGCACTTGGAGGGGCGGTGGGCGCTGTCATGGGAGGTTTTGACGGATTCCTGTACGCCCTGATTGTGTTCGTGGTGGTGGACTACCTGACGGGCGTCATGGCTGCGGTTCTGAATAAGAAGCTGTCCAGCGAGGTGGGTTTCCACGGGATTTTTAAGAAAGTGGTTATCTTCGCACTGGTGGCGGTGGGGCATATCGTGGATGCCTATGTCATTCAAAACGGGAGCGTCATCCGTACGGCGGTGATTTTCTTTTATTTATCCAATGAAGGGATCAGCATCCTGGAGAACGCATCGGTCCTTGGGCTACCTGTGCCGCAGAAGTTAAAGGATGTATTGGAACAGTTGAAAGATGGGAAAGAGGGAGAGTAAGCATCGGGTTTCCGGTGCTTTTTCCTTTGGAAAGAGAGGACAGGATTATGAAATTAGTACAGAGTATTTTGACTAAAAACCCCTGTTATACGGCAGGGAGAAAGATCACGGTCAAGGGGCTGATGCTCCATTCCGTAGGATGCCCGCAGCCCAAGGCATCGGTGTTTATCAATTCGTGGAACAGCCCGTCTTATAACAATGCCTGTGTGCATGGTTTTATTGACGGCAACGACGGCACGGTGTATCAGACGCTTCCATGGAATCATCGTGGCTGGCACTGTGGTTCCGGCAGTAAGGGAAGCGGAAACAATACCCATATCGGAGTGGAAATGTGCGAACCGGCGTGCATCAAGTACACATCGGGCAGTAACTTTACCTGCTCGGATAAAGCAACGGCAAAGGCTGTGGCAAAGAGAACGTATGAGGCGGCGGTGGAACTGTTTGCTATGCTTTGTAAGCAGTACAACTTAAACCCGACCGCTGATGGCGTCATCATCAGCCACAGGGAGGGGCACAGCCGGGGCATTGCTTCTAACCACGGAGACCCGGAGCATCTGTGGAATGGACTCGGCATGGGCTACACCATGGATGGATTCCGCAAAGCAGTAAAGGCGAAGATGAATGGCTCTGGCAGTTCTGGCAGCAGCACTGGAACTTCCGGCCTGCAGGCGTCTGCCCTTAAAAATCTCTCTGAGGCAGATGTGATCGCCAAGGTGGGGCCGCTGTTTACCGCAGACCAGAAGACAAGCGGTATTCTGGCATCGGTATCCCTGGCACAGTTTATTCTGGAGAGCGGATACGGGAAGAGTGAACTGGCACAGAACGCCAACAACTGCTTTGGCATGAAGAAGTCCCTGTCCGGGAATACCTGGAGTGGTTCCACCTGGGACGGCACTTCCATCTACACCAAGAAAACACAGGAATACGAGAATGGTGCATATATGACGGTAACGGCAGATTTCCGCAAATATCCGTCCGTGGAGAAATCCATTGCAGACCATTCCGCGTATCTTTTGGGAGCGAAGAATGGTGCGAAACTGCGTTATGATGGCTTGAAAGGCTGCACGGACTATAAGAAAGCGGTGCAGATCATCAAGGATGGCGGATATGCAACTTCCCCGACCTATGTGGAGAACCTCTGCTCCATCATTGAGAAGTGGAAGCTGACACAGTATGACGTGGCAAATGCCGGAACTGCGGAAGTCTGGTACCGTGTGCGTAAAACCTGGGCAGACGCAGCATCCCAGAAAGGCGCATTCCACAGCCTTGCCAATGCGAAGAAGTGTGCAGATGAGAATGCGGGGTATTCCGTGTTCGATGAATCCGGCAGGAATATCTATACCGGAAAACAGGCTGCCTTTCAGCCGTATCTGGTGAAGGTGTCAGCCTCTGACCTGCGTATTCGCAAAGGCCCCGGCATCGATAAGGCCAAGACCGGGAAGTACACGGGAAAGGGTATCTTTACGATTGTAGAGGAAGCGGACGGCCCCGGCGCATCCAAGTGGGGGCTTTTGAAAGCGTACCAGAAGAACCGTGATGGCTGGATTTCGCTGGACCATGCACAGAAGGTATAAGTAAAAAGTAATAAAAACGGTGCCCACTGAGGAAGATTTCCTTAGCGGGCATCATTTTTACATGGGCTTTTCCAATGGAGGGGTATGATGAAGAACCAGGATATTATAAAACTGAATGATCTGAGACAGCAGGGCAAGGGCGCGGCGGAAATCGCGGAAATGCTAAACTTGCCATTGAACACAGTAAAATCTTATCTGCGCCGGCACCCGGAAGCAGACACCTCCCGTGTCTGCCCGCAGTGCGGGGAACCAGTAGCGCAGAAGGAAGGGCGGAAGGAAAAGAAGTTCTGCTCGGATAAATGCCGTAACCAATGGTGGAACAGCCATCAGTCGGAGATCAAAAAAGAGGCATATTACACGCTGGTGTGCCAGTTTTGCGGAAAGGAGTTTGAAAGTTATGGGAACCAGAGAAGGAAGTTCTGCAGCAGGGAATGTTACGGAAACCACAGAAAAAAACTCGCAGGAAAAGTATTCAGCGGATAACCTGATGGCTTACCGGGTGTCCCTTTCCCTGATCGACAGCCTGTATTCGGGCGGGCATCTTACGGCAGCAGACCGGAGGAAAGCATACACAATCATTGCCAGACGCCACGGCTTATCTTTGGATAGTATTTTCGCGGAAACCGCTTGATATATCTCCGCTTTAGAGTGATGAATATGGTACGCCAAAGATGGCGGAAATTGATACAAGGAGGGATAACATGGGCAGAAAAGTGACACGGGTGGCTTTTAACGTACCGGAGATTCCAAAAAAGAAAAACGTGGCGGCTTACTGCCGTGTGTCATCCGGAAAGGACGCCATGCTCCATTCGCTGGCGGCGCAGGTCAGTTATTACAGTGAGCTGATCCAGAGCCATGGGGAATGGGAATATGCCGGGGTCTATGCGGATGAGGCAAAAACCGGAACCAAGGACACCAGGGAAAATTTTGTGCGGCTGCTTTCCGACTGCCGTGCGGGGAAGATTGACTTGATACTGACCAAGTCGATTTCCCGGTTTGCCAGAAATACGGTAACGCTGCTGGAGACGGTGCGGGAGCTGAAGCTGATGGGCGTAGATGTTTACTTTGAAGAGCAGAACATCCATTCCATGAGCACAGACGGGGAGTTCATGCTGACCATCCTGGCATCCTATGCACAGGAGGAGAGCCGGTCGGCAAGCGAGAACCAGAAATGGCGCATCAAGAAGAATTTTGAGGAAGGGAAGCCATGGAGCAGTACGCTTCTTGGTTACCGCAACGTGGACGGGCGCTTTGAGATCGTGCCGGAAGAAGCACAAACCGTGCGGATGATTTTTGACTGGTATCGGGGGGGGCTTGGGGCACCCGCTATCCGGGACCGGCTGAATGCCATGGGAATCAAGACGAGGCTGGGGAATCAGTGGAACAGGAGCCCGATCTTAAAGCTGCTCCGTAATTACACCTATACCGGAAACCTTCTCCAGCAGAGGACCTACCGTGAGAACCACATCACGAAAAAGTGCATCATCAACCAGGGTGAAAAACCGATGTACCTTGCGGAAGGCACCCATGAGGCGATCATTGACATGGATACCTTCAACCAGGTGCAGGAAGAGATCAAACGCAGAGCGGAGAGATATAAAAGCCCGGAAGGAAAAAAGTGTGAGACATATCCCTTCACTGGCATGGTCCGGTGCGGCTGCTGCGGGAAAAATTATGTGAGGTCAGGTACACAAAGTTACCGGACATGGACCTGCAGGACCCGGAGAAAAGAGGGGATGAAACATTGTGACGCAGAGATCATCCCGGAGGAAGAACTGATACGGCTTACCGCAGAGATACTCAGTGGGGAAGTTACTGAGGATGCCGTCAGGGATAAAATAACGGTTATCCGGGCAGAGAAAGACCGCACCCTGGTATTCTGTTTCAAGAATGGCAAGGAAACCGTTAAACAGTGGCGGGAGCATGAAACCGTGCATGTCTGCACAGAGGAGCAGAAGAGGCAGATCAGCCGGAAAAATTCTGGCAGGAAACGGACAGAGGAACAGCGCAGGCAGCAAAGTGAGCGGATGAAGGAATACTGGAAAGACCGCGAGTTCCCGGAGGAGCAGCGCAGACGGCAGAGTGAGCAGATGAAAGCATATTGGAATGACCGGGAAGCATCAGAGGGGCACAGGCAGACGGTGAGCCGCCTGATGAAAGAAATGCGGGCAAAGGAAACAGGAAAGGGGGCGCAG